AGGAAAGTACCCCACTAAGAAAGTTCTTATGGTGTCACACACCACAGATCTAGCTGTGGACTTCGGTAGGAAGGTGCGAAATCTCATCGACACGGACTTATACCGGCAGATCTTTACGACTGTGAACCTTGCGTCTGACTCAAAGTCGGCGGGTCGGTGGAATACGAACGTAGGTGGTGAGTATTTTGCGTGTGGTGTGGGATCTGCACTTGCCGGTCGTGGTGCCGACTTGTTATTAGTAGACGATCCGCACAATGAGCAGGACATCATCAACGGAAACCTTGATGTGTTCGACAAGGCGTATGAGTGGTTCACGTTTGGTGCCCGGACCCGGTTGATGCCGGGTGGGCGGATCGCAGTTGTGCAGACTCGCTGGCACTTAGATGACCTGACCGGACGTTTGCTTAAAGATATGGCAAACAACGAGGGTGCGGATAAGTACGAGATTGTTGAGTTTCCGGCCATTCTGGACATTGAGAAGGACGGCACTGTAGTTCAGAAGCCGCTCTGGCCTGAGTTCTTTGACATGCCCGCGTTGCTGCGCACCAAGGCTTCGATGCCGGTGTTTCAGTGGAACGCCCAGTATCAGCAGAATCCGACCGCAGAAGAAGCTGCGGTTGTAAAGAGAGAATGGTGGAACACGTGGACACGTGAAAAGCCACCCTCTTGTGAGTACCTCATAATGTCTTTAGACGCTGCGGCAGAGACGCACAACCGTGCCGACTTTACGGCAATAACGGTTTGGGGTGTGTTCTACAACGAGGACAAGAATGAGAACAACATTATCTTGCTCAACGCCATTAAGAAGCGCGTGGAGTTCCCAGAGCTAAAGACATTAGCTTTGCGAGAGTACAAGGAGTGGAACCCGGACGCGTTTATTGTAGAAAAGAAGTCCGCTGGTACGCAGTTATATCAGGAGCTGCGGCGCATGGGCATGATTGTGCAGGAGTACACGCCGCACAGGGGCACCGGGGACAAGATGGCTCGGCTTAACTCGGTTGCCGATATTGTCCAGTCGGGGCTAGTGTGGGTGCCGGAGACGCGTTGGGCGGAAGAAGTCGTAGAAGAGATTGCAGGATTTCCGTTTGTCAGCCACGATGACTTGGTTGACTCAACTGTGATGGCACTCATGCGGTTCAGACAGGGCGGCTTCTTGCGATTGCCCACTGATGCGCCAGACGAAGTGCAGTACTTTAGATCACGCCAGAACTCTGCGTATTACTAATAGGTTATAGGTTAAAAATGGCTACGAATTTTGACAAGTCGCTCTATACAGGTGATTCGTTTAACACGTTCACTCCAGAAGAAGACGTAATTGAAATCCAGATTGAGGACGAGCTGCCTGATGGCGGGTCAGCAGGTGACGTGACTATCGTTCTGGAAGAAGAACTCACGGTTGATGACAACTTTGATGCCAACCTCGCCGAAGATATGGACGAGTCGGAGTTGGCGTCCCTTGCAGATGATCTGGACGAGTTAGTAACGGCAGACATTAATAGTCGCAAAGACTGGGCCGATACGTACGTCAAGGGCTTGGAAGTGCTGGGGCTGAAGTACGAGCAGCGCACTGAGCCGTGGGACGGTGCGTGCGGCGTATTCTCTACCGTGCTGACCGAGGCGGCTATCCGGTTCCAAGCCGAGACAATCATGGAGACATTCCCCGCTGCGGGGCCTGTCAAGACCCAGATTATCGGTGCGCTAACCAAGATGAAGGAAGAGGCTGCGGAGCGTGTCAAGAACGACATGAACTACCAGCTTACTGAGCGTATGTCTGAGTATCGCTCAGAGCATGAACGGATGCTGTTTAGCCTTGGGCTTGCCGGTTCAGCATTTAAGAAGGTGTACTACGACCCAGCTCTGGGGCGTCAGGTGTCTATGTATGAGGCAGCAGAAAATGTTGTCATGCCATACGGCGCATCTAACATCTACACCGCCGAGCGCGTTACGCACATGATGCGTAAAACTAAAAACGATATCAGGAAGCTCCAAGTAGCGGGGTTCTACCGAGATATTGAGATGGACGATCCGGTCAACATGCCGACCGACATCGAGAAGAAAAAAGCTGAAGAGCAAGGGTATTCGATCACGGACGATGACCGGTATCAGGTGTGTGAGGTGCATATCGACTACAACCTGCCGGGATACGAGGACCCTGATGAGATTGCCCTGCCATACGTGATCACATACGAGCGCGGGACTCAGACAATTCTGGCTATCCGCAGAAACTGGAACCCGGACGACGAGCGCAAACTCAAGCGCCAGCACTTCGTGCAGTACAACTACATCCCCGGTTTTGGGGTGTATGGCATGGGGCTGATCCACATTATTGGTGGATACGCACGCGCAGGAACATCTTTAATCAGGCAGCTTGTCGACGCTGGCACGTTGTCTAACCTGCCGGGGGGACTAAAAACCCGTGGGTTGCGGGTTAAAGGTGACGACACGCCGATTGCCCCGGGCGAGTTCAGGGACGTGGACATCCCGAGCGGTGCGTTGCGCGACAACGTGATGCCGCTGCCGTACAAGGAGCCGAGTCAGGTTCTGGCTGGGCTGCTCGATAAGATCACAGAAGAAGGTCGCAGGCTTGGTGCGATATCAGATATGAACATATCTGACATGAGTGCAAATGCGCCTGTTGGGACTACGCTGGCTCTGCTTGAACGCACGCTCAAAACGATGTCTGCGGTCCAAGCTCGGGTGCACTACTCGATGAAGGAGGAGTTTAAGCTCCTGCGCGACATCATCCGTGACTATACGTCCGAGACGTATAGCTACGAGCCGGACTTCACCAAGGACCGCCAGATCAAGCAGTCCGACTACGACATGGTGGAGGTCATCCCGGTCAGCGATCCGAACAGCAGCACGATGGCGCAGCGCATCATGCAGTACCAAGCTGTTATGCAGTTGGCGAGTTCTGCCCCGCAGATCTATGACCTGCCGCAACTGCACCGCCAGATGATCGAGGTGCTGGGCATCAAGAACGCAGACAAGCTGGTCCCAGTCGAGGATGACGAGAAGCCACGTGATCCGATCAGCGAGAACATGGCGATTATTAAGGGTAAACCCGTAAAGGCGTTTATATATCAGGACCACGACGCACATATTGCAACGCACAACGCGTTTATGCGGGACCCGATGATTGCGCAGCAGATGGGCCAGAACCCACAGGCTCAGATGTTAATGGCTGCTGCTCAGGCGCATATCGCTGAGCACTTAGGCTTCTCGTACCGCAGACAGATTGAAGAACGGATGGGTGTATCGATGCCCGAACCTGACGCAGATATGCCGCCGGATATGGAGGTGCAGTTGTCGCGGTTGGTCGCTCAGGCCAGCCAGCAGTTGCTCCAGATTCACCAAGGTCAAGCAGCACAACAACAGGCACAACAAGTGGCACAAGATCCCCTCATCCAGATGCAGCAGCAAGAGTTGCAGCTCAAGCAGCAGGAAGTTCAGATTAAAGCGCAGAAGAATCAGACGGATGCGCAGCTTGCTGAGCAGAAGCTCCAGCTTGAGCGCGACCGGATTGGGGTCGACGCGCATATCCGCGCCGCCCAAATTGCACAGACACGCAACAACTCAAGAGGTGAATAAATGGATGAACGCGTGTTGAACTATTTAAAAGAGCGCAACCAGAGTAGGCGGCAGTCTATAACAGACTTCCTTGCTGACGGAGGTGCTAAAGATGTCGCAGAGTACCGCGAAGCGGTTGGAGTTATCAAAGGTCTACTCCAAGCGCAACGAGACCTAGAAGATCTTTTTGAACGAATGAAGGAACACGATGAATGACGCCGTAGATCTGTCGCTTGTAATGAACAAAAGCGAAGAAGAAAAAGCCAGACAACTTCCAATCCCCAAGGGCTACAAGATTCTTGTTACCTTGCCGGATATTGACGAGGAATTTGAGAGTGGGATCATCAAACCCTCTCAAGTCGTGTATCACGAACAACTCCTATCGAATGTCCTTTTCGTAGTCGAGCTTGGCGACATGGCGTATACGGATCAAACCCGGTTCCCAACAGGTCCTTGGTGCAAGAAGGGTGACTTTGTTATGTGCCGTGCGAATACCGGTACGCGGTTCAAGATCCACGGGCGTGAGTTTCGCCTAATTAACGACGACTCTATTGAGGCGGTTGTTGAAGATCCACGCGGCGTTGGTCGCGTAAATTAAGGG